AACCATGGGGTCTCCACAACCTCCTCGGTGACTTCGATGGAATACGTGAACGGTTTCCAGTCGAGCATCTCCATCAATTTGCGGAAGTCACTCTTGCCACATAGGGTCTCCCATAATGTGCGCACCTGGCTCTTGAACTCCCGGAAACAGCGCGTGAAGAGAGAGGAGTCTACGACCTGGTCATAGCTGTTAAGGGCGTCACGCTTGGAGGCGAAAAAGAAAAAGTTGGCTATGTGGACCAGTTCGTCGGGAGACCATCTGTGCAAGTCTTGCGTGGGAATAAGCTGTCGAATCTTTGCAAAGACGTCTCGGTGCGTTACTTCTTTGACGCTCTTAACGTACAGGAGCAGCTGCATGGCGAAGGTGGCAGGGATGGGACGGGTGGAGTTTAGCTGTTTTGGGTGGAAAAGTTGGGGTAGTGTGACAAACTCCCCCTGCCGGAAGGTCCGCACTCTTGGTGTGAGCATATCGCCTCGGGTAAATGTGAACATATGGTTGGCCCCGAGGCTTTCTGTCATTTGGACTGTGATATAGTGTCGACGCTTGTAGTGCTCGTCAAAATAGACTATCTTTCCGACACGTAACCACTTGAGTGTGTCAAACTCGTGGTGGTAAGCGCCGCCCCCGTGCGACCCTGGTATGTATTGGAACCCCTCGAAGTCGTAGTTGATTGAGTATAGATCTGGGTTCTGTGAAGGGTGTTTGTATAGGGCCTCGGGTGGTAGGACCATAGTGGCGTGGACCGTGTGCACAATTGGGTTGTGCTTGAACATGGACGCTAGGAAGTGGAACGGTAGGAAGTGTAGCGCGTCTGATATGTACACGGTTGGGGTGGTGGGTGCGGTGATGTGGCCCCTCAAGGTGTCCGGGTCGTATCTCGCGACGTCCCGCGGTTCAATTAGGTGATTGTTGAAAATATCCTTAATCCGCGGGTCTCGCCTGAGGTATTGTAGTTTGACCCTCTTGAGGAAGTAGAAGGTAACGGGTTCCTTCGGTAGCGCATGCCCGACAACCTCTAGCATGCGGTTTTCTATAGCCTTGCACTCAGCATGCGTGTGTAGGCGTGTAGCGAAAGGGTCAGTGGCTATTCCTAGTTTTTCCAGGGCGTCGGCCGCAGCAGGGGCAATCCCGAATGGGTTGTTGACCCTGGCGTGCGCCATATCGGCCTTGAAGACCTCATAGGCTGTCTGTTGCATGACGGCCTTAATTGTGGTATCAGTGAAGCGGTCACAAGCCTGCCTGATCAATGCCATTGCAAATCTTAGCTGGATTTCAGCTAGGTTGAGTTGCGTAGGGTCGTAGGGGGCTCGGGT